TGGCCTCCCGTTGTTGACGACGCACGTTAGAAACGTGCAGCTTCGACCGGCGCGAATCTCGGCCGGGCAGTTTGAACTCACGGCCTTCAACCGGACCGTTGCAGTGCGCCGCGATGACGCGGCCTTGGCGGAGGGTATGAGCGATCACTTGGCGAACTCCCGACCGAGGACAGCACGGGCAAAGGCCAGCAGGATCGGGTTCGCAGTCACGATGGACGCGGGCTTCGAGGTGATGCGGCGGACGATGTAAGAGCGGACCATGTTATGCGTACTCCTTAGAATTGAGGGTAAGAAAGAACTCAGGGTTGAACTCGCCCCACTTGCCGCATTCAGGGCCATGCAGGGAGCCAAGCGTGTTGCCGTTACTGTCTCGCTGGGCGGCGGCGATGCAGTCTTGCGCCAGCCGAGCGGCCACGGTGTAGAGATCGAAGGGCAGCGTCGCCGGACGCAGCACGCGGACCACGGCCACCAGCGTGTGCTCGGTGTTCGACAGTTGCACGTTCGCGGCGTCGATCAGGAAGCCGCATTGGTTCAGCACGGCCACGGTGCGCAAGATGCCGTTATCAGCACGGCCATCATTGCGGGCCAGTCCAACATTCAGGGTGAGTTTCATACGAGGCTCCAGCTTGCCGTCATGCGGCGCGCTATGAGATAGAGGGAAGTTGACGCCAGCCTTACGTCATGCGCTCGGCTGTGAGTCGGGACGGAGTACGACTGTGTTACTTGACCGAAGCAGGCCCGATCAGATCGAGGCTCGTGTCGGCCACAGGTGCAGTCTGAACGACGCCCTGCACATTCTGCAATGCGGCCAGCAGCACAGGGTTTGTCACCTTGTCCTTGTTCGCCAGCACTTGTTTCATGAACGCCGTGAACTTGGCCTCGATGTCGAAGACTTCGATCAGCGGCTTGTCCTTCGCACCAGCGGCGTGCCACAGGGTGCGCTCAGCGCCGGGCCGGTCCGTGTTGCCGTCCTTGTTCCACACGAGGGGCTTCAGGGCCAGCACTTCGGCCTCTTTCGAGTCGTTGGGCTTCAGCTTACCGAACTTGCAAAACCACACGGCCAGAGACTGACCACGAGAGCCTTTCGGCATGGCGACCACGAGGCGGTTCACGATGTCGAGATCGTTGTGACGGTGAGCGTGATCGAACACGTCAAGCGCTGTGTCCTGCACGAGTTTGTCGAAGGCTGCGCCCTTACGGCGGATCGATTCGATGGCGGCGTTGATGAATTCAACGGTGCCCTTTACGGGTTGCTGCTTTTTGGATTGGGTCATACAAGGCTCCATTCAGGCGTCATGCGCCGTCTTGTGAGTTAGGGAAGGGAAGATACTACCGGACTGAATCAGCCCGTCACAGGCCCGCTGGGCGAGCCTATGGCTGGTTGACTCACGCGTCCTTGTCGTGCTTGAACAGGCAGCTTGCGCCACCCGTCATCATGGCTGCACCGACCGAACCACAAGTGTCATTGTGGGCACAGCCAGTCAGGCCGAACGAAACGAGAACCAACAGATACAGATACTTCACAGGGATGTCTCCAACAGGGCAAAAAGCCCGTATTGTACGACGAGAAGCAGCCCGACACAGCCCCGGTCAGGAGGCTGTAGCTGGATGCTTAGTGGACGAACAGCTTAGAGAACGCAGCCACGGCGCTGATGAAGGCGATGGCGTACACGGCGGGCATCCAGCGATTCTCCCGCTGAATCTTCGCGCCCTCCGCTATCAGCTTTGCAGTCTCCGCGTTCAGCTTGGAGATGGTCGCTTCGATCTGTTGCGTGTCCAAGGTGCGCCTCCGGTCGTGATGGATACCGGAGATTCTACGCTCGTTCATGCGGCCACCATGAGGCGGGCAGTGCCGTGGGCGTCCTGCTCGTCGGCGGCGTGGTAGCGTGCGGCCTTGACTTCACGGCCAGCACGGAACAACCACACTTGGAACTCGTCCCACTCAGTGTCGAGGCGGACTACGGCCTTGACCAGCCCGTCGAGGCGCTTGTACGTCTTCAGCGTTCTCATGCTGCGTCCTCGCCTCGGTCCTCACGCTCGATCCACTCAGCGTCGATCACGCCGACATAGACCGTGGTGGTGTGGTCCGTGCCGAACTCGCGGAGGTACACATGCCCACTGGAGGCAGGCTTGTGCGGCTTCGGCGCGGCGTGGATGACGTAGCACTTGCCGTGCAGCAGTACCGGATCGCCGGGCGTGACTTCGCGGCCCGAGGTGGTGTAGATCAGCCTCATTCCGCGTCTCCCTCGTGCGTCAGATCGGCCAGCAAGTGCTCAGCGATCTCGGCCCAGTTCACGTCAGACAAAGCGCCCCGCAGCAGATCGGCGTACGTGCCCTCCACTTCGGGCATGTTCTCCTCGTGGGACTCTTGCAGCGCTCGTGCCAGCGGCCAGCGTGCCTCGTCCTTGTTGCCTTCCTGCTCGTCCAGTGCGGACTGAGCCTGCTCGATCCAGTGTTCCTGTGTGCCTTGGTCGTTGTCGATCCAAAGCGCCACATTCCACGTCTCGAAGTTGGTCCACCCGTTGTAACCATCACTCATGGTGATCGTCCTCGTTGTTATGGTCAGGTTCACCGCAGATGGGAAGCTCGTGAGGAGCCGCCACCAAGGTGTCGAAAGCGTCCTGCTCAACTAGCACGGCGTTTTCGGCACCGTTCTTATCGAACCACTCAGCGACCACCCATTGAGAAGCCTTCGAGAGCGGCACGTTCACCTTGAGCCACCCTAAGTCAGGATGGTAGGCAGCGACAACGTCGGCGTAACTGAACAGGAGACGTACGCCGTTGTTCAGCGACAGTTCGTGACAGTTACCGGTTATCTTGTGCAGCTTCACAGGTTTCTCCCCTTGCTAGGTGGCAGCGCTCATGGCGCAGATTATTGTTTTTGAAACAGTGATTCATTCAGCGGCCTACGCTAGTACACAAGCAGGCTGCACCCTGATCCTCGTCCATCCATCGCCGATTGGTTACAGCGCAGTTCACAAGGCCACTAAGGGCTAGAAGCGGCGAGTCCCATAAGACTGACAAGGCCGCTGAATGAATCCCTGTCAATCGGATCGAATCAGACCGTCAAACAACACGGCGTGTCAATCACAGATTTAAGGAATCGGATGGTTCACTCGCTCGCCAGAATTAACTGGGTCAACGCGTCCATCCAGCAAATTGTTAAAGAGCGTGGCTCTCAACGTATCGGCCAGAGTCTGATCTGTAGAGTTAGCACGTTGCTATTCCGCCAACCTTTCGGTCGTGCGCTCTACAGTAGGCTTGAACCCGTCGGCACGGCATGACCCGTACTCCCGTTTTCTTACCGTACTCTGCCCTACCCGTCGTCGCTGGCGGTCAGTGACCGTTCAGCCTCGCCGTTACTGCTTACTGCTTGCTTCACATTCTACAGACATTCAACCGTCTGTCAACTGCTTTCTGCTGTCTCCGTTTTCGCCAGAGTTACGCGGTTCGTAGCGCCAGAACCGTAAGACGTTTAAGGTGCCGCTCTAGTCTTACTGCTGACTGAGTGCCTACCTTGGTGCTACCTGCTACTTGCTGCTGGTTCCCAGTGTCGCAGAACCCGTACCGCTTGTCAACTGCTGTTTGCTGTCTCTGCATTCTGCTGCTGTAGGGTCCGTGTGCTTGTTCGCCGTCTCCGACTCCCTGACCGTTCCGTCCTACTTGCTGCTGTCCTGCATTGGTTCCCATTAGACCGGAACAAAACCCGGCTGTCAACTGCTATTCACTGTCTCCGCTACTCGTTCCTCTCAGAGATCAATCCTGCTTGGCTGTCCCAGTCACAGCGCTTCTAGGTCATTGCCTGTCTGCGTCATGTGTCTGTCAGCCGATGGAAAGGATTGTATGAAACACCTTGTTACTGGTAATCCCTGATATAGGACCATTCATGCCTTCTATTCGCCTCTTAGATGCCCTTGCTGTCTAGGTCTTGTCCTGCTCTCCCTTACTGTGTCTGTATCCTGTCCATTCGGTCAGATTGTTACGCTTCCAGCAATGCTGTCTTGTGTCTCTCAGCAGCGCTTCTATCAAGCCTTCCAGCAGCGCTGTGCTGTCTCCCTCCTCCTGTCTCCTCTCCCTGTGCTGCTCTCCTGTGTCCTCTCTCTCACCTGGCTGTCTGTGTGCTGTCCGTCTGCTGCTCCCTGTGCTCTCCTCCTCTCCTGTCCCTGTCTCCTGTCCTCCTCTAGGCTGCTCCTCCTGCTCCTCCTCCGGCTGCTTCTAGGCTGCTGGCAACAGATGCCGGGTATCAGGCTGCTCTGTGTCTATCAAGTCCATCGAAATTGAAATAGGACAGATGGTGTCACCCGTGCGTCTGCTCTCGATTCGCCTAGCAGCACGGCGTTACACTGAGAACACGGGCAAAGCGCCTACTCTGCTGCTCCAGCCTCACCATAGCCCCGTCACGCCTCTCCTGTGCCTCCGGATAGCCCAGCGTAGCCAGCGCTGTCTCCGTGCTGTCTCAGCGCCTCTGGTGCGCCCAGTCACCCTCTGCGCTGTCACCTGCCGTCATGAGGCAGGCCGCTGCTCCCAGCAGAGGAGCATTCGCGTGCGTAGCGCGTGTCAGAGACGCTTTCGCGTGCCTGCGCGTCAGGAAGGGCTACGGGGGCGCACGGGCGCGGGCGGGCGGCGTAAGGCCCCATAAATAACCAGAGCATTTTTCGGTCCGGAGACATTTCGGTCCAGCCTGACAGTCAGCCTTCGACGGCAGTTGACAATCCGCCTGCACGGTGGCACAGTGGTGGTGCGGTTCCAGTGCTCGATTCGGAGCCAGTTGGAGACGATCCGGAGACAGCAGTGTCTCAGAAACCTCCTTCGGAACCTAGCTCGAACCTGTGGAGAGGCCCGCGCAGCGGGACTCGCCTGTCGTGAGCGCCGCTAGGCGCGCCTTCACACGGCAGGGGTCAGGGGTTCGAAACCCTTACCACCCACCACTTCTCGGTACAATACGGAGACAGTGGACCGGAGACTAGCATGGCGACATTCCAACAACGTCCCAATGGCAACTGGACTGCAAAGGTCCGCAAGCAGGGCTTCCCTGCGCTATCTGCCACATTCCCTACAAAGCGTGATGCCGAGAAGTGGGCCACCGAGCAGGAGGCCAAGATCAACTCGGGCCGCTTCCAGCACCTCGATGCGAACCCGACTCTGCGGGACTTGATCCAGCGGTACATGGCTGAGGTCAGCCCCGGTAAGAAGGGCGAGCGTGAGGAGGTCTGGAGGCTCAAAGCGATCCAGAGGCACGAGATCGCCTCGTACGCGGTCGGGCGTCTGACACCTACTCTGGTAGCGGCATGGCGTGACCAGCGGCTCCAAGGGCTTGATGGCGCGTCGAATGGAAGGCCGGTGTCCGGCTCCACGGTCAATCGTGAGATGAATCTGCTGCATCACGTACTGGAGCACGCGAGAAAGGAATGGGGGATCGGAACGCCGGTCAATCCGGTGTCCGAGGTTCGCCGTCCGAAGAACAGCCCGTCGAGAGACAGGCGGCTCACGGATGCGGAGAAGGCACGTCTGTTGGCGGTTGCCAAGAAGAATCCGAGGTCGCGGTATCTGCCAGCGGTGGTTGAACTCGCGCTGGAGACAGGTATGAGACAGGGCGAGATCGTTCCGCTCGACATCGAGCAGGTTGATCTAGCTGAGCAGGTGGTGAGCCTGAAGGCGGGAGCCACGAAGAACGACGCGGCGCGGACTGTGCCATTGTCCAGCCGGGCGGTCGAGATTCTGCGCGAGGCGATTGCCGGGCGCACTGAGGGCCGGGTGTGGCCGAACCTGACGACAGAAGCTGTGAAGCGGGCCTTCATCCGTCTGAAGGAAAAGGCCGGTGTGGCGGACGTGAAGTTCCATGACACGAGACACGATGCGACGACCCGGTTCGTTGAACTGGGCCTGTCGGACACCGAGGTCATGTCGATCACTGGGCACAAGACCCAAGCGATGATGCGTCGGTACACCCATCTGCGGGCGAAGGACTTGGCGAAGAAGCTGGGTTAGCCGGGCAGGATTTCAACCAGCCACGACTCGATGCTGGCGGTGTCCGTCCCGACAGTAAGCTGCCCGGTGAACTGGAGAACTTGATCGACGGACGTATCCACCGCCATGACCAGAGCCACGGAACTCTGCGGCGTGTAGAAGCTGGTCATGCCGAGCGGGATGGACACCTGTGAATTGGCGACACCGCGGTTTGCGATCCGGAACTCGAAGGGAAGGATCAGGTTGCCGGGTGCGACGATCTGCTCGAACACGGTCCCGCCGATCTTGATGCGCAGCGTCTTCGTGTTCACGTTGTTGCTGAACGACCAGAGGCCGCTGATCCGAAGCTGACCGTTCGTGCCCATCGCGCCACCGGGGATGGTGACTTGATCGAGCACTACCTCGTTCGTGGTGCCGGTTACAGTCTGACGAATGCCCGAGCAGCCGGGCACGATAGCGACGCGGGCCACCTGCGGGTAGCCGCACAGCGCGAGGAATTTCTTGAACAGGCCGAGGGTCATTGCACCACCCACTTCGACTCGTTCGTGAGGGTCAGGCCGGTGTAGCTGTACGTCTTGCGCCACGTCGTGTTGCCATCGGTGGCCGTGTCCGTGAGGATCAGGAAGCCGTTGTAGGTGAAGACGTGAGAGCAGGACTCAGGTGAGAACCAATTGCCACGGTCATCCTGCGTCAAGCGCCGGACGGATTGCGGGAAGTACATGGGAATCTCCGTTATAGAGGCAGCCGCTTCTCGAACCGGGCGTACATGTGGTCGAGTAGATAGCAGTACGCCTCACCGTTGGAATCCGTCGGATCAATGCCGACGTGCTGAAGAATGAACATCGTGGCGTGGCCGCATTCGTGGACGAGCGTGGCCCGGCTACCGTCGAGGACGACGATCACCAGTTCCCCACCCTTCCAGAAGCAGCACCCTGCGATGCCCGTAGGCGGCTCCAGCCCGGCTCGCTTGGCTAGTCGGTCCAGACCTAGCTGCGAGGTTGTGAAGCGCACCTTGACCCCGTACGGGGCCGCTGTGTATTGCCAGATCACTTCGGTGTGAAGTAAGCGCGCAGCCCGGTCAACTGGTCGTTGCATCGGTCGAGCGCGGTCTGGTAGTCGAGGACGGATTGCACCAGCCCGCCGAGCGTTCGCTCAGTCGGGGGCGCTGGCTCCGGACACTCCTGAAGCAGGCTTGGCGACGGCGGCGCGAGGCCGGTTGCCGTACAGGCTGTCAAAGACATCGTCAGGGACAGGAGTGTCACGAGCCACGGGGTTCGCAGCGAGCGCATTGGACACCTTCTTCTGGTTCGTGGCTGCGCGGGCCAGGGTCTGCTTCGTCGCCTCTGTATAGGCGGTGAGAGCGGACTGGCTCGCAACAAGGGATGCGGTGAGGGATTCGACCTTCTCGGTCGCCGCCTCAGCGCGGCTGTGTTCGATGTAGAGCGCGAAGCCGAGGCCGAGGAACACGAGCAAGGCTGCGAGCGCTGCGATCACTTTGTCGGTCGTAGGCATAGAGCCATCTCCTGTGCGCGGCGCTTCACGAGTCCCGCCAGCTTCACGCCCTTGGCGTACACCCACTTCGGCAGTTCGCGGCAGGCACCGATGTGGTCGCCAGCATTGAACTTTCGGAGGAGCGTCGAGGAAGCGAGGTTGCCGCGTCCGGCGTTGAAGGTGAAGTCGGTGAGTGCTGCGAGTTCGTTCTGGTTGATGGGGCCGGTGGTCAGTGCCAGCACAGCGTCCATCGCCTCCTTCACGTCGGCGCGCAGTAGCGCGTTGCACTGCACGTCGGTGTAGGTCTGGTTCGGGCGGACTTCGGGGCCGGTGTGGCCGTCGCAGACGGTGAGCACGCCGACCGGGTCGCGGTACGAGGTCTTGACGCGTCCCTCGAACAGAGGGGTGATGCTGAGCGTCAGAGTCAACGCAGCCGCGACGATGGCCGGAGCCACCGCTGCGGAACGAGCCATTAGATGGCGGGCGAGTTCAACTGGACTGCGCTGGTCGATGCGCCCGACGCCACGTTCGCGTAGTTCGCTGCCCACACGAGGTAGTCGCGCACTGCGACTGCGGTGGCCGCACCACCGATGGTGCCAGCGCGGAGGCTGACTTGAGCAAGCACGTCTTGCAGGAGGCGACGGAGTTCGTCACCACGCGGGATGTCCCGGCTGAGGCGCGGGAGTGCGCCAAGCGTCAGGGGAATCTGGAACGCCGCAGCGCCCGGATAAGCGGAAGAAGCCATGTGTTATCTCCGGTACTTGTTGAAGACGGACCCACGCCGTTGCGGGGTCTGCTGGTGGGTGTAGCCGAGCGGGTTGCGTTGCCACTCCTCCCATTCGCGCTGGCGCTGTGCCTTGATGACGCGGTCCTGATCGACACCCATCTGCTCGACCCAGTACCGGCAGGCACCCGCGAGGGCGTCGAGTCGGTCGTCGTGCTGGAGGGCGTTCTTCTCACGGGTGATGTGAGCGATCTGGTGCAGGAGGGAGTAGGACGGTCGCTTCTCGACCGGGTATTGCGAGAGGGACTTCTCCTCGTCGCGCATGATGTCGTCGTTGAAGACGAGCGATCCGCGAGCGATGATCGGTTCCAGTACGTCGATGATGCGGAGTTCCTTCTGGCCGGACTCCCATGTCTCCTCGATGGCGCAGCCGCCGCCCACGGTTTGCGGGTAGCCTGCGCGGAGGAGCGGAAGCCATGTGTGGAGGTACGCCCCATTGCCGAAGTTCTTCTCGACGAGGATGCGGTTCACCTTCCACTTGGCTGCGATGCCGGTCAGCTTCTCGAAGTTCGCGTTGTCGAAGCCGCCCTTCACGCCACCGACTTCCAAGGCGTACAGCGTGCCGTTCAGGAAGCCGACGACGGCGTAGCCAGTCTCGTCGCCGTTCTTGCCGCCACCTGCCGGGTCAACGTACATGACGATGCCTTGCAGAGGGCCGCGATCCGGTGAGACAGAGGACGGGACGCCGAGGGTGTAGGTCGTGCCGTTGACCATGTACTTGATGCACTCGTGAACGAGGACACCGGGAGTGACGGTCAGCGGGTACGAGTCAGCCAAGCGCATCGACAGAATCTTGGCGAGGCGCAGAGGGAAGCGTTCCGAGTCAGCCAGCTTCGTGTTGAGCATGTGCTGCAACTGGAAGTACGCCGGGCCTTGGTCGCTCTCCTTCTTGGCGAGCAGTTCTTCGCAGCCAGCCGGGAGTTCGGTATCGACAGGTTGCCCTTGGTCGCCCAGCAGCCCGCCGCCGATCATGATGGACGGGTCCGCTTCCATGCGGCGCTTGACGAACGGTGCGAGCATGTCGCCGTAGTTCGGTACTTGCGCAGCGGTCGGATAGCGACCGGGCCAGATGCGGACTGTGTAGCCGCGACCGGGAAGGGTGTTGTAAATGGAGTTGATCGACTGAGGCGTCCCGAGGTACACGATCCGTCCGGTGGAGCAGATCGATGGGAAGTCCCGCGTCAACTGAAGCAACGCCTGCCGTTGGTGCTCGGTCAGGGAGTTCTTCGCACTCTCAATGTCGTCCGCGATAAGTAGGTCGGCGCGCTTACCCTGCAAGTTGCCGGTGACGCCTACGCACGCCACGGATGGCGACTTATCCAGACCCTTGAGGGTGTGATGCACGTCGAATGCCTCGACCGAGGTTCGGTCGCCTGCGTTGCGGTCAGGGCGAAGGCAGTCCAGAATGTCCATCGTCATGATGACGCGGACGATCAGGGTGGAGATTTCGTTGGCTTGTGTGCCGCCAGCCGAAATGATTAGGATACGAAACTTGGGATCGTGGATCAGACACCAGACTGCGAACAGTGCGCAGATGGTGGTCTTAGCCTGACCGCGCTGTGCCTGAATCATCAGGTAGTGCGGGCCGTACTCCAAGAACTCAGCGATGTCAGCCTGTACTTCAGAGAGCGAGAAGCCTAGCTCGATCATGCCGTCTTCACAGAACGGGATGAAGTGCGGGTAGGCTCCTTGCAACATCTCTAGCTGCTCAATGCGCTGCAATGCTGATTCAATGCCCTCACGGGCCATACTTCGGCGTAGCCATCTGGTACGCTTGTTCGACAGCGGCTTCCGCCTCTGCGTCGGTTACTTCAGGCGTGGGCACGAGCGGCACCACGTTGCTTGCGCGCTGCTTGCGGCGGGCCTGCATCTCTTGAATCTTCTTCTCCATCTCCGACAGAGCCTTGTTGTCCTCGACCACGGCGGTGATGTTGTTGTCCTTCAGGAACTTCGTTGCTGCACCGAGGATCGCTGCATTGCAGAGATCAGGGTCGCCCACGAGGTCGGTGAAGGTCTTGGCGATCAGAGCGTGCAGGTCCGCCAGCGCGTCTTGGCTGGCGGTCTTAGCCATTAGGTCTTCCCCTTGAGAGTGCGCCACACCTTCGGCGCAATGACGATGAACTGGAGCACGAGATAAATCGCCGTGCCGTACATGACCCACTCGGACAAGGGATGCCCGAAGTAGTCGGCTCCGGTGACGACCACCGGAGGTGCTGCTTGTGCTGCCGCCGATGCTGCGTCACGGACGTTCATTGCTACTCCTAAGTTATTTTGGTACAGCTTCGAGGGCATCCACGCGTGCTTGCAGTTCCTGAATCGTCTTCAGGGCAAGTACGAGCAGCTTGTTGGTGTTGAGGGACAGCGTGCCGTCTGAGAGGTAATCGATGTACGCGTCGTCCACGTCCGACTCGATCTGTTGCGCGATGACGCCCAAGTCCCAGTGCCGACCAGCGTTAGTCTGGAGGTCGTTCTGCTTGAAGTCAAAGGACACGAACTTGATCGCTGCCACCTGCTCGGCGTACGACTTCGTGTTCGGGGCGATGTTTTCCTTGTAGCTCGCGTCCGACGTGAAGTAGTTCGTGCCAATGGTGCCGATGTCCGTGATCCACTCGATGTAGCCGTTGGAGCGGACCGGCAGGTTCACGTTACTCGTACCGTTACGCTGGGTCACGAACCACGAGTACGTCCCGTTGTTCATGAAGTACGGCAGATCGCGGTTGCCATTGGCATAGCCCAACTGCTGGCACGAGTCGAAGTTCATCCTTCCGTTAGCGCCGTTGCAGGTAATGAAGGCGTCGGTCCAGATCGCGCCTTGGTGCTGCCCATCGACCCACGCACGGACTTTGCCATCCCACGAGAGGCCGTAGCGCGTGTTCCCGCCGTCGAGTCCACGCACTAGGTTAGCGATGTCCTGCTTACCGCCGAAGCGGGCGTTGAGGTAGTTGCTCAGCCAGTCGTTGTTCCAGACGGAGCCGTACACGTTACCGTCACCCGCGACCTGAGCGTTCGCGCCAATGTAGGCAGTGCCTCGGGTGATGGTGTTCCCGTTGTCGGCCACCGAGAAGTTGAGCGCGGTGTTAGCTTGGTTGACAACCTCCAGCGACGCGGTGTTGCCGTTGACACGGACGATGGGCGAATAGCTACCGCCGTACATGCGGAGCGGGTACGAGTAGTTACTGGACTGGTGCTTGATCGTGAGGTCGCTGCCGACCGATACACCGTGGCCCGAGTCACCAAGATACAGGTTTCCGGAGGCCAGGTTGTAGTACAGCGGCCGGAACGCATTGAACGTCCCTCGCTGATCGCCGTAGGCCGTTGACAGCAAGTACATGTTGTTGGCGTCTTGGTGCCACATGCAGCCGTAGTTAGCATTGATGCTCCGGTACTGGAACGCGGAGGCCGTGGAGACGATGGAGCCGGACATGTCACCTCCGGTCTTCAGGAGGGCGGTGGCAACGGATGCCGCTGCACTATTCGCCGTGCTGAGTGCTGAGGTCGCCTTGGCGTCCACACCATCAGCCGTGGACTTGGCCGTGTCAGCCGTCGTCTTCGCCGTGTTGGCGGTCGTGACTGCGGTGTTCGCGTTCGTCAGGGCAGTGCTTGCCTTGGCGTCGATACCATTCGCCGTGGTGACGGCTGAGTTGGCGTTCGTGAGCGCGGAAGTCGCCTTCGCGTCGATGCCGTCAGCCGTGGCCTTCGCCGTGTCGGCGGTTGCCTTGGCGGTGTCCGCCGTAGCCTTGGCCGTGTTCGCGGTAGTCACTGCGCCACCTGCCGTGGTGACGGCACCGCCCGCCGTCGTGACCGCGCCGTTGGCGGTCGAGATCGCCGTGTCCGACTTAGCGCTGGCAGCGTTCGCCGTGGTGATTGCGGTCGCCGCTTGCTGGATCGCCAGCACAGAGCCGTCGTTCAACAGGTCGAAGCGGTCCGCCATCTCAGCGGCGACGAAGATGCCTTGCTGGGCCATCTTGTCGAGGTTCTGCTCGTTCAGCACCGCGCCATTCGTGAAGTCCACCAGAGGCGTTGACTTCTGCGTGTCGCGGTACAGCACAATGTATTGCCCGGTCGGAACCGGGGATGCCAGCTTGATCTGGCTGTCCGTCTGCCACATACCCGCCGTGATGGTCAGCGCCGAGGCGGTGCCCGTGGCCGGGTTGTAGATGTAGCCCCTCACGTCCGACTTGGCGATGTAGCCGCCAGCGAAGTTGAAGGTGTAAAGCGTTGTGGCCCCATCACCTGCGGCGACGAGCATCGAATTGCGAAGCCCGCCTTGGCCGGAGGCTCCGAGCCACGGTACGAGGTAATCCTGAGCCATGTGGCCTCCGTGTGGTTGGGATTGGTGTCTATCAAGTCCAGCGAAATTGGAGGCCCGCGCTGGGCGGGCTTCCGGGGATTACTCTGCTGCCATGCCGTTGACCAGCGCGGTGCCGAGGAAGGTGTTGCTGAGGGGGAGGGTCTTGAAGACTGCGGTCGAAGCCTTGTGGGCGTCCGAGTTCTCCGCGCCGGTCAGCGCGCCACCCGTGCGGGCGACTGCCGTACCGACGTTCTTCAGGTAGCCCATCGAGGCGAAGGGGCTGGAGCCGTTGGACTGACCACCGAACATCATGTTGACTGCGTCGAGGGTGTCCGAGCCGATGCCGCTCACGTTGGTCATGGCAGCGACGCCGGAGGCGAGGTCGAGTCCGTGGAATCGCTTCTTCAGGTACTCGTCCCGCTTCACGTCGTCCATGCCTGCCGACGAGGCCATCGTCTTCGCCCAGTAGAGAGCCGTGGCCCACACTGCGTTGAAGCCGAACTGCATGACCGTCGTGCGGTCCGCGTGCGACATGTTCCGGCCGAACTGCTTCTCGGACCCGACCATGCCTGCATTGCGGAACTGGGTGAAGAAGCGGCCCATCTGCGTCTCCACCTGCCAGCGGGGCTGCTCACCGATGAAGGCGCGCTGAAGCACCTGACCCGTCACCCGGTGAATGGAGCCAATGAAGTCCTCGGCATAGCCGGGGCGATCCTTGTCCCACTTCGACCAGTTGATGATCTCGCCTTCCTTGCGCGCACCGTCGTGCGTCTCCAGCAGTTCCTTGATGT